TCACCATCTTTAATTGTTTTTACTGGAGTAATAGTTTCAACATCTCGAACAGATCCTTTAAAAAATAGAACACTACATTTTGATCCAGGTTTTGGTGGTTCTTTAAAGAATATTCTACTTCCTAAAATAGTATATGATTCATTTGGAATTTGTAGTATATCATTTAAATATATGAATAAATTATTTTCCAATTCTATATCAGAACCTGGATTTTTCTTTAGATCTACAACATCAGTAACACCACTTACAGTTTGTGTTAATGTGAATTTGGTTCTTGATCCATTAAAATATACAGAAATATCATCAAATGATATAAACTGTCCAACAAAAAATCCACTAAATTTATCTGTTAGTGTTTCATTTACGGTAATTCTAAATTCACTGAATGATGTTCCTATGTTTGGATTTGTGGTCAAACCCACAACAGATAATACATCGCCAACTTTATATCCAATTCCTGGGTTGTCTATATTGAACTGAATAATACTTGACCCATTTCCAACTTGAACTGAAACCTTTGCCCCTATTCCATTTCCACTAGATCCACCCGTGTAAGCAACGCCTAAATTGCTGTAAGGTAATGGTAAACTTATTACTGCAACTGGCAATGATGTGACAGTATATCCAATACCTCCGTTTATAATAGATAGTGATGTTATTGTTCCTCCAGCCCCAACAATCGCAGAAATTGAAGCACCAGACCCAACAGTTGATGCAATACTTACAATCGGAGACGTTCTATACCCACTCCCAGCGCCTTTCAGGGTGATTGAATTGATTGTTCCACCCGCTGATACAGAAACAGTTGCTGCGGCACCAATCAGGGGTTGATAACCAAACCCAGTTGTAATTGCAACATTTACAATTTTACCTGCACTTGGAGCACCAGTTAAAAACTTAATCGTATTTGTATTTGGTGTATCAATTGTATAATCAACTTCTGGAGTTTGGAAAATATTATTGATTAGAATAAATGGTTTGTTGTTTATGTTTGTGCTACTATTTGTACTTGTAAAAATTCCAGCAACTGGCTGATTGTTTGACGATAATACAAATGTTGTAGCTGCAATACCAGTAAATTGGTCCGATACATCATCCAAAATTAAATTATTATCAACTGGATTATATGCATCCAATTGTCTCGAAAATACTCTTCCAGAAAAAGATGAATTTTGAATTAATTGTGGATCGGTTGATGCAATTGATGGACCATAAGGAGGAGTTGAAAAATATATTGCATCATCAATAATATTAAAATCTCCTTTCACTATTGTTGTAGCTGCCCCAACAGTATGCCCAACAGCAACGGATCCCATAAATGCTCTAGTTACATTTAAAACATTAGTAGAACCAACTCCAACAGAATTGACTTTTAGATATTCATTATCAATTTGGAGAATATCATTATTAAAAACAGAGCTGATTCCGGAAGATATGTATACACTTGTAGAACCAATACCAATAGATGTAGAAAGACCCAGTGATATTTTTTTTCTATGAATTGGACTTTGAATAATATTATCAATCGAAATTATCACATTTTCATTTGGATTTTTAAAACTAAATGATTGAGTTCCAGTCGTAAGTGATGTCAAATTGAACGGAGTATTCAAAGTTGTTGAAAAACCAGAAACTTGAAAATTATTTGTATCAATTTTTTTGACAAATATATTTGATGGAAGTTTATTGGTTCCCAATAAGGTTGGAGATAAGTATACGTTATCTGCTGGAGTAGACCCACCTACATTAGAACCAGAAATTATAATTTGATCTGTTGATGCATATCCTGTTCCTCCATTTACAATCCTTACTTCAGAAATATCTTTATTTGCGTCTCTTGTTACATTGAATATTGCACCAGTTCCAATCCCACTAGAAGTAGATGCAACACTTACATATGTCGTATTTACAGTTCCAGCTCTGGTTGTAGAAACTCTTGATATTGTAAAATGTAAATTATTTGTGGGGGTTGCACCACCCATATAAGTTCCAGCAATTGAAATTTGTTGCCCAACGGAATATCCACTTCCTCCATCAATTAACTGAACTGATGTTCCAATAGGATTACCAGTGCTACTATTATAAGTAATAAGAACTTGAAATAATGCTCCTGTTCCAATTCCAATATTTACCACTCCAGGAATTGAATTACCAAATCCAAAATATTGTGAAAAAATTCCAGGAGAAACTGTACTACTAATACCAGTAACAATTCCAATATATGGAACATAATTATTATATCCATTTTCATATATTGCACTTCCTATTCCTGCACCAACTTTTATTAATATATCAAGAGTTCCCGTTGCATATGATGTGGTAGCAATACCAATTCTTGTTCCAACGCCAGGATTATAAATTATTTCTTGTCCAGATTGAAATCCATGATTTGGGATGATAAATTTATCATTTGATAAATCAATAATCGTGCTAGCAGATCCAACAAACTCTTTATAAAAAATCGGATCACCTTTACTTTTTAATTTAAAACTTGACAAACCAACAATCGAACCACCAATAGTGGTAGTAAAACCAGTAAATTGATTACTGATATCATCAATCATATAAACTTTATTTGTTTTATTTAATGTATAAGATCTAAGAGCAATTCCTTCTAAGAAAAATATTCTTTCAACTGACCCATCATCCAATTGATCATCTTCATATACCATAGCAAAATTATTTTTAACAGATAAATCTGCGGTATTGTCTATATTTACAAGTAAAAATGGATCTGGATTTACAGCGTTTACTTTCATATTTGTTGATTTTCCAACACCAAGATTTAATGGACCAGAAGTTACTATTCCCGTAATAACTAAATCAGAAAATTCTTTAAATCCAGATGGATGTACAATTGATTTTACAGATTCTTTCCAAGTTGAATATGGTATTTGTCCTTTAATCGAATATGAGAATTTTTGATAGTAATCATTATCAGAAATTCTTTGTTGATAATCATTTAAAAATCCAACTTTATCACCAAAATCATTAATTTTTTCTCTAAAAACATTTAAATCAGAATCCAAAGAAAATTTACTTACATATTTAACTGTTCCATTTAATTTTGATTCCTCTCCATAAAGTTTATCTTCGATATTTAATGTTCCCTGAACATCTATCAATCTTAATTGATTAGTATCATTGTCCCACCCATTTTCCATAACTTTTGCAGAAAATGTAGATCCAGAAATAACTCTTTCGCCAGAATTATAATTTGCATCATCAATTAGAACCATTTCAAATTCTGCCATATCTTTTTTATTAACAACATATCCAAGTGTTAATAAGTTATTATAATTTCCAAATGTTCCTGTCTGTAAACCAGACATTGAATAGTTTACAACAAAATTTGTAGTGTTTACACCTGTTACTGTGAAAAAATTATATCCATAATCTTTTGAATTGAAATTTGATAATTCAGAAGATGAAGGTGTCAATCTGCATTTTTCGATAAAGATCTTATCTCCTACAGAAAATGGAAAATCAATTTCAGTAGTTCCATATCCTGTCGAAATGTATGGATATAAAACAGGGTCATTGACTAATTCAATTGTTCCTATACCACTAGAAACACTAGCATAAATTGAATCTATTTCATATCCATTTGAATTATTATATGGAACAATTCTAAGTGGTTCTTTTAAATTATAAGAGTTTTTTAAAATATTTACAGAAACAACTGATCCACCTTGAATTCCTGCATATATTTCGATATCATTATTTCCTATTATTTTTAATTTGGGTGGTGTATTATAATTTTTTCCAGATGTTAAAATTCCAACATAATCTATTCTAGCAATGTCTTTGATAATACAAACCGACGGAATACTTAATTGCGGTAAAGTTGTAGGATCTGTCGGATAATCAAATCCATCTTTAATTCTGTCAATTGATATTATTTTTCCAATTTCTTCTGAAATTGGGTATAAAATTGCGCCACTTCCAGTTGTACTTGCAATTGAAACAATTGAAGGAATTTTTGAATAAGATTTTCCTTTAGAATTGATTCTTACTTTTGATATTGAACCAGTAGAATTGATTGAGTCTGTATCATAAAAAACCGATGAAATGCCCGATGTTTGTGTGTATGAAGTATCTTCTGGTTTTTGTTTTAAATTGAATTTAAATGAAGTAGAATTAATTCCTATTATTGAATAGTCACTATTCAATAAACTTTGCCTAATGTCAATTTTATTATTTCCAAATACTTCAAAATCAGAAGACAATCGAAAAGCATCGATATCAAAAAGAGAAGTTGAGGAAAACTTATAATAAAGCAAATTTGGAATATTTCTTTGATTTGTTGTTATTGTAACAGCAACGCCAGATCTATCAATAGCTAATGAATTTGTTTTCTTTTTATCTATTTCGAATTTTTTTTCAAAATTTTGATCTTTATAAAATTCTAATTTTAAATCATTTAAAGATGAATCCGATACATTAAAAGTAATTACATCTCCTTTAGTAAAGGATAATGGAGGATTTATGAGTGCGATATTATGAGTACCTACACCAATAGAGGTAAATGTGATTCCAATCCCAATAGATGCATCATATGCATAATTTGATAATTGTATTTTGTCTGGATTTTGTTTAATTACATAATAAATCGCACCATCAACCAATCCTCCAATACCTACATTTCCTGCATAGTATATTACTTTATCTCCTGTTTTTAAATTATTATTTGGAATATTAATATTTGAAGTTCCCCCTATGGAAACAAAATTAGTAGAAATACCTATCAAATCGGTTGTTATTTTTTTATTTTTTCTATCAAATCTAAATTTAATACTTTCTTCTCTTGACGGAAGAACTGTAAATTTAATTTTATCTCCATTAAACAAACCATGAGGATCAGAAGTTGTTACAATTCCTGCATAGTTTTGAACTCTTCCAGTAATTTTTGGATAATATGTCGTCAATGAATGAGAATAACCAACGGAAGAATTATATAAAAATGTTACCGAATTTAATGTTGTTCCAATACCAACAGAAGTAGTAAATCCTAGAGTTGAAATACCAAGAAAATTATTTCCAAAATTTACAGCATATACAATTTGATTATTATTTAATGTTATTGGTGCTCCATTAGACTCCGAATATGCACTAATTCCAGCTCCTGCAGAATAATTATATGCCAATGGTTGTCCAGTATAAAATCTATGATTTTCTAGATATATGGATTTTTCTGGAACAAATCTGATATTTATTGTACTTGTTCCAATACCTACAACAGAATAAGTAGATCCAGATTGTCCATATCCAATAGTATTTGTCGGATTAAAGTAAACAGTTTTATTTTCTGGAATTGTATACCCAATTGCTTTTGGTTCAAAAAATTCAAATTTATTTGTAAGAAGTCTTACGCTTTCAAATCCTACTGTATGAATTCCTCCACCAGATTGCCTATTGACTAAAATTTGAGATTTTTTTGAATCAATGCCGGTGATGGTCATATATTCCGTTCCAACACCAATATTATCACTTACCTCAAATCCAACAATATCTTTAACTGTGAGATATGTTGATATTCCTGTCGTAGATGTATTTTGTAATGTTTCTACCAATTCTGTCGTTTTTTGGTTTACGAAAATATTTTTAACACCTTCTAATTGTGAAAGAGAAATTGTAGACAACCCAGAAATAACTACTTCATCACCTGTGGTTAAATTATGAATAAATGAAGTTATTCCTACAATTTGATTCAAAGTATTTTCCTTTGAATAAAAAATTACATCATTAAAAGTAGTCACTCCAACTATAAGATTTGATATATTTTTACCAGATATTCTTGAAATTTGGGCACTCACACCTGTGCCGTCTGGTGTGTTGGAAAATTTAATTACATCATTTACAGAATAATTTGAACCAAAATTGTCAATAAAAATAGAAGAAATTCCAGATTTTTTAATATCTTTTACGATAAATTCTTGTTTTAAATTTGGAGAAATTTTTTCAATAATTTCATAACCAGAATTTATGGAATCTACATAATAATTACTAAAATTTCTAATTATATTATAAGTTGAAATGTTTGTTTTTTGTGAAAAACTTGGATTAAAGTTTTCTAAAATTGGCGCATCTTTAAATTTTTGACTAATTACATATGGATATAATGGGTTTAATATATTTGATATTAGTTCAAATGTTGTAAAATAAGCATATGTCCCATATGGATATTCTGGAGTAATGCAATATCTTCCATTATATTCATCCAAATCTCCGGAAGAATTATATTCATAATCATTAATAAAAAATCCATTTACAAAATTATTTGGTCTAAGATCATTAGTTGGTAATGATTTTTTACTATAACTAGATGAAATTAATTTAATAGTAGTATCATTTAAATTTTCATATCCATATGGACCATAAATTGGATTTCCATCATATGCCCATCCCATAATTAGGGAATGTCGAAATGAAGAAGTTTGTTCTTGATTATTGTCTAAAATATTATCTGAAAGATTTTTTCTAAATTGTCTTGACAAATAAAAATTTATTGGTTGTAACCCCAAATTCAAATCTAATGCTGGATATGAAAGTGTTTCGTCATCGCCACCATTTACTAGAATTGTATTTTTATTTTTTTCAACTTGATCAATTTTCCATTCAAAAACGTCTACTACAAATTTTAAATCAGATCCTCTTCTTACTGCGCTTAATGTTGTATTTGATGAAGCATAACCAACTCCACCGTCAACAATAGAAAAATTTACAATTGATCCATTTTCAATTATTGGTTTTAAGTCGGCATATTTTCCTTCACCATAAATTATTACTTGTGTTCCATTATCATATCCATTACCTCCAAAAATAATTTGAACATCATTGATAGATCCATTTACAATTACCGGTTTAAGTAGTGCTTTACTAATTGAAGATAATTCTACATTAGGTCTTCTATGGAAATTGATAATGTTTGGACTTCCATAAGAATTTCCTCCATTTTCAATATATACACTTTCGGCAGATCCCAAAACAACAGGAGTCAATATCGGTGCAACAATAGAAGTAGATCCAATTCCAGAAACTGTTTCTATATTAATTTGAATTGGTGGATAATAAAAAGTATGAGTTCCGACACCCAAAGAATCAAATTTGACATATTTTTTATTTAAATAATTTTGTTTAATTGAATTAATTTCTGTTCCAGTTTCTGAAAGTTTAAATTTATTTTTATCAACTACTGTTACTACGTAATCTGTTGTCGATAATAATCCAGAAATTGATGTATTAGTACAGGAATATTTTATAAAATCTTGATTTTTAAATCCGTGATTTTTTGCAAAAATATAATTATCTGCAGTATTAATTCCAGATATTTCCATTCCAAAACTAGGATAAAAACTAGAAGCAACTTTAACAAGTCTATTTGAATAATTTTTTCCTTTATTTTTTACATATATTTTAGTAATTGTATTTTTTGAATTTAAAGTATTAAATTGATGAAAACCAGAACTAATTCCAGTAATATTGATTGTATTAATGCCAACTATAGAATCATTTTTATTTTTATGTAATTTTACTGATTTTGAATTTACAATTTTTATAAAATAATTAGATTTATCAATTAATCCCGAAATATTCGTATTTCCATTTGTTGAATAGATTACTTCTTCGTGATTATCAAAATTGTGATTATTTAAAAAAGTAATAGTATCTGTATTAATATTTACTGATGTTCCATCGGCTTTTAATTTAGAAATAATTTTGGATTTGACTAAATTTGTTTCTAATATTGCTCCTTCGCCATTTCCGCCAGAAATAGTTACTTTTGGTTTTCTATCATATCCAATTCCAGGAGAATTGATTTTTACTTCTTCAATTGAACCAGAAAGAATCAAATGTGCATTACAACCAGATCCAATAGAATCTGAAATAATTAAATTTGGTGGATTTACAACGTCATAATCTTTTCCTGGATTTGTGACTGTAATAGAATTGACCATTCCATAATAAATATTTTCATCAAATAATGTGGGTGAGTATATTTCTATACCATTTACAAAAATACCTACTTGTCGATTAAAAGTAGTTCTATTTTCTGGATCATCAAAATAATCAATAGAATCATTTAATTTGATTTTTTTTAATAACTTTTGATCTTTGATTATTTTATTTTCAAAACCAAGTTTGTAGATTTGATCTGATGTTATTGGATAATCAATTTGAATAAATTTTTCATTGAAAATATCACTATTGCTATATGACAATTTAATTTGGTTGTCATTTATTTTTGTTACAAAATATACCCCTGTAGAAATTCCAACAGAATTTGAATTGTAATAAATTTTGTCTCCAGTTAAGAAATTGTGATTGTTTGTAGTTAAAACTGTCGTACCAGATCCAACAGAACTAATATTTTTTTCTGTTGATGTGCATGTAATTTGATAATCAGGAAGACCAGAACAAGCAACATATAAGTATTCTTCATTTTTGTCGATATATGTATTTTGAACTGATGAAATTATATTTGAAACATTTGAAAAGATATTAGAACTTGATTTTATAAGTTTTCTTTTAATTCTACTTACATTATTTAAATTTAATGTTTTTGATGTTTCTATAATAAATCTATTTTTGATTTCTCTTTTATCACCATCTTCTACATTTGTAACTGTTGCTTCAATCTGTTCTTCGCCGTCAAATATATAAATTTTTTGATTTTTATGTACAATTAAATTATCTTTTAAATATATTCTATAAGTATTATTTGTAAGAATTTCAATATTTTGAATATCATGATTGGTTGGAATATTGTAAACCCAACTTGTAAATTTATAATCTTTTGAAATATTTTTACCAAAAGAACTTAAGGATATTTTATCTCCTTTTCTTAAGTTTGAAGATTTATCAAAATTAACATTTCCTATTACGTTAATAATTCTAAATTTTATTGGAGATATGTTATCAATATCAGAATCTACATAAGAATAAGCTAATTTATTTTCATAAATCAAATCACCAAATTGCAAATCATAAATGAGACCAGTAATATTTAATAATTGAGTATTTGTTTTATCTGTGTAATTTATTTCAATATTTCCGCTATTTGTTTTTGCAATTACGGTGCCAGAATATGCAAATCCAACTGTAGAATCTACATTAATAACTGTTGAATTTTTTGATATAGAATCAATTACTTTTGTGGTTCCGGTAAATTCAAAACTATTAATAAAAGAAGTCGAATCTAAAGAAATTTCATATAAATTCTTACCTTGAACTGGTCTATATTCGACATTATAAATTGAAGCTGAAGCAGTTCCAGAAGATACTTGCTGATACAAAGTAGATCCAGCAAGAAAAAGAGGATCATCACCAGAAACTTTTTCTACTAAAATATTTTTTGTTATAAAATAATTATTATCAGATGGCCTCAACATATATTCTTGAGGTTTGATTACTTCGACATCTTCACCAAAGAGAACTTTAAATAATATTTTAAAAGATGTATCAGTTCCCTTTGATGTATAAAAATCTTTTGCTCTTGATAAAATATTTTCGATGGATATATTGGAAGTAAAACTTCTTTCTTCAAATCCTGGAAGAAATTGGTTTTTAAATTTTTTAAAAAATTCAAAAAAGAAAATATAATTTAAGTTATTAATTATTGTTCCGGCAGAATGGTCTTCTGCTAAAGTTTTTGTAAAAGTTAAAAATTCTGGATTATTGTTATTTTCAAGATTTTCAATACCACTAAAACCACGTATACATCCAAGAAAAGAATTTTGTGTTTTTGATGTATATGTAATGATCTCATCGTTAATTTTTAATATACCATATTTGTCTGGATATCCGATTGTGTGAGATGCATAAATTATATCATCAAATGATAAAATAGAAGAAATTAATTTTGATTGTACCTGAGAGTCTATTAAAGTTTCATTATTAAAATTTTCAATACTTTTATATTTTACTAGATTATTTGATAAATCAACTACACCCGTTTGGTGTTCTTGTGAAATATAATATTGATTTAGAAATTGTTTAAATGTGGGCGATTCTTCATTTAGAAACTCCGGTATTTGAGAATCTAAAATGTGATTGATTTTAACTCTTTTGATCTCAGACATTTATCTTGTGTACAATCCGTTGAGGTAACTTGAAGTAGAAGTATATTGTGTAGCTGAAGTATTTTCTCCAGATTCAATAACATCTTCTATAGTATTTACCACAGTATTTGAAATATCTATTTGAAGATATATATCTTTCAATGCAATTATATCATTTGACTCTGGAACTGCTTCAATTTGAATAACACCAGTTTCAAGAGATGTAGAAGTAATATTAATTATATCTAGTATAATTTCGCCTTTTGTATAATTAACTGTTCCTGCATTATTTTTTACAATTACGGGATTATTGTCTATAAGTTTAAATAAAATAATTCTACCAGATGATAACGAAATTGGAAAATCTGTAATATATAAAGTTTCGGCAAATTCATTAGTTTTAAATCCAGAAGATTTGATGCTATAATTATTTGTTTTTTGGTGAAATTTATTACCAAAACATATCTCATAAGTTGCAAATGTATTAAATGCTGGTTGCAAGTCTCTTCTCATTTTGACTTTTGTAATATTAGATGTAATTGCTCGATTTGTATTATCAATTAAACTATTAACCTTACTATACTTAAATCTTCCACCAAAACTATTTACGTCCGTTGATCTTGAATATATGTTTAAGGTATTAATAACTTGATTGCGAAGTAGACTTGCATTTGCAGTAAATGATTGGTTGTAATATATTGTTGTGTCCAATTCTACATAAAGATATTTTAAATCAATAATTTCAGGTTTAATTCCAGCAATACTATATTGTTTTAGTTTTTTTCTAATTTCATTTTTTTTAATTTCTGATAAAAAATTTCCATTTCTTGGTTTGATTGATATGAATACCTTTCCGTACTGTGGTGGATCTAATTCGTCTCCACCATAAGCAGATACCGAATCCACATTTGTATAAATGTATGGTATTAGTGCTTTATAGTCGTTTGCTGTGACTGCTCTGTATTGTGATGCATATACTCTTGGTGCAAGATATTTGATAGAATCCAATTCTTCAATATCATCTCCATTTTGAGCAGATGTTGTTGTGGTTAAAAGTGAAATCCCTGATGTAATTGTAATTGCGTTATTGTCCACAATTGAACCAGAAAATGTAAAATTGGATGCACCATTTGCAGTTTTTCCATTAGTTACGATGTATGAAACAAGTACAGTGCTTCCGTTTTCTGGTTTCTTTCCCAATAAATTATCACCAAAAAGAATTTGGTATTTTTCATCATTGACTTCTTGAATTAAAAATACTTTAGAATTTTTATCAATATTTAAAATATTATCATAAAGAGAATATTTTTCGGTTGATGTTAAAGATACACTTACTCTGATTGTAGATGTATCGATATCGGTGTTATCTAAAATGTATTTTTGGTTTGGTTGACTATAATCAATCGTAAAAGTTTTAGTTAAATATGTTCCTTCATAAATTGATATATCATTAAAATATGCAATACCAAAATTATCAACTGTAGTTGTTATAACAGAAGGAATTGAAAATATATAATTGCCAGATTCAACAGCACCCAAAGCAACAATTCCTGCCTTTAATGTAACTGTTCTTGAATTTAAAGATCCGGTATTTACCGTAAAAGATATTTTAGATTCAGCTGATCTTTTAGAACGAGGAACGTAACCAATATTTCTTGCAAGAGATACAACATTTTCTCTTAATGTCGCAGAATCAATAAATGACTCATTTGCTTGCATATTAGTATTATATGCAGTAATATAACTATTATATGCTAAAACATCTATTAGGATTGAAAAATTAGATCCTTCAAAATCAAAATCACTAAAATCTGTATTTGCTCTCAGATAGTCCTTAATCTGAGTTCGCAAATCATTAAAATCTAAATTTGTAAATTGATTAAATGACATTAGACTTTTGTTGATTGTAAAATAAATTCTATATTCTGAGTCGCAAAAGGCATACCAACAATGTCATAAGAAATACTAATATTTAAATCATTATTATCCAATTCAGATTCAATGATCACATTATTTAATTTAATTCTGTATTCATAATTATTAATTAAATTTGTTATTTCTTGTTCTAAAAATACAGATATTTCAGAACTTTGTATTTCAAAAAGGGAGTTTTCAATAGATGTTCCTAATAAATTATTAAAAAATCTTTCCCCAATACGAGTTCTTACAAGATTCATTACCGATCTTTTGATCGAATCTTCATTTTTTAAAACAGTTAAATCATTCGTAATTGGATGTCTAGTAAAAGATAAACTAATATCTTTAAAACTACGAGAAATTTTTACTGCCATTCATTTTTTCTCTTTTATATATCTATAATACTTTTTACCAAGTTTTTCCATAATTTGGTTCCGTTCCATATTCCCAATCATCATAATCTTCATCATTACGAATTTTTTCATGAAGATCAGTTTGTTTTTTTAAATCATGATTGGGTGCCAAATCATGCATAATTTCTTGAATGATTCTTTTTGGCGGTTCTGTTTTATAATCCGTAATCAAATGTGTAGTTCCCCACATTTGACGCATATACTCTTGATCTCTATCGACTGGTAAATTAGACATTTTTCTCCTGTTTTAAAAATAAAACAGAACTTTTATGATGGAGGTTTCTATCTCCAAATATATTTAACGATTTATATTTCTGATTTTATAATTACAAGAATTAAAATATTTTAAAAGTTCAATTGCAATAATTTTTGGATTTCCTTCACCGCAAGTGTAAATGTCTACTGTTAGGCATCCATTTTCTGGCCAAGTATGACAAGAGACATGACTTTCTGATAGTGCAATTACGATAGTAAGACCCTGTGGTTCAAATTTATGAGTAAAGATATTTAAAATAGTCATCTTTGCACGAGAAATCCCCCTTTGGATTACTTCCAATAGAGGGATTGTATCATTTAACAAATTATATTCAATATCATATACCTCTAATAAGAGGTGATTGCCCATAGAAAATTGTTCCAATAATTATGGTACCAAAAAAATTATTTATTTAAAATTTCCAGTGGTTATTTGGTTGCTCCCACCAAAAATGAATGTCTTCTTTGGTATCATCATAGTATAAACTGACAAAATCACTTTTGAAAGAACTGTAAATATTCTCACAAAGTGCTACTGTGTAAATATTACCTTTTATTTTAGATTTCATAATTTCAGCAATCCAAGTATAATTACTTCCACGAATAACACCTGCCTCAATCAATACAAAGTTAGTCCATTTTTCTTGCCATTTTATAAAGTTCTGATTAAATTCATTTTTATATTCTTCTGGTGATTCATCAGGAAATGGTACATTGACTGATTCGATATGAAAAATCTCACGATCCATTGTCAATGAATGTGACAGATGTTGTGTTGCAATTGCAGAATAATCTGGAGAAACCATTAAGAAACAAGTATCTCTTGGATGAATATTTAAATTCTCCATTTTTAACTTGTATGACATCTCTTGAATGAGAGATTTTTCTCTATCTTCGGATATAAAAATAAGTTTTCTCATAAGCATCTCAACCTTTACCTTGACCTCTATACTTTTTTCGAGCGGAATTTCGACTTGTCTTCGAATACTTTGTATTCTTTCCTTGTCCTTGAAGTGTGCTCTTAGGTGAACTATCAATTTTTTGATCTTTCTTATTTAATGCCATTTTAATTCTTCTCCTTTTTGTTCAAAAAACGGTTTTTGACGGGATTTTTGCGCGAGTGTTATAAGAATGCTATAAGAAGTAGTTCCTATAACATCTCTGAGATATGGAAAAATACCTCTATAAGACTTGTTTAAATCTCATAGAGGTATTCTAAGTTAAACCACTGAAAACGTCAAGAAATGTCTGAGAGATAATGCTCAGATAACTCTCATCTTTTCATGTCCGACACGAATCTGTGGATCACACCAAATTTCAAATCCTTCTTCTTTTGCATCAAGACAGAAAGAAACATCTTCTCCGCACATATCTTGTACTTCTCCAGATTCAAAGACTTGCATTTTAGGAGCAAACCAAGGATATTCAAGTTTTTCAAATACTCCTTTTTTAATCAGCACCCAACCAAATCCTGTATAATCAACTGTAAATGGTTTGCGCCTTTTACCCATTGTATCTAAAGTTTCATGATTCATAACTCCTCCATTGCCCCTAAAATCGTCCTCTTCTAACCAATGAGCAACTGAAGTAGTATGACCATCCTCTGTGCAATACCAACCTGCTGCGATGTCTTTGTCCATTGCTACAAGACGATAAAACTTTTCAGTATCAAATACGATATCACTATCAATCCAAAGTTGATAATCATAATTCAATTTTCCATCCCAAGGTATTTGTTTTGGTCCCCTGAGAACATTTGCACCTAAACATTTGCAACGTGCAAAG